GAAACATAAATTTGTTCCGTTTCCCAATTGATTTTCTTTGAGGGCTGAAATACTTTTTGTTGTATGCTTTTATCCTTTAGAACATAAACCCATGCTTCACCTGAATAGTCAACAAAAACAGATTTGTATTCTTGTTCAAACGTTAGGCGGTCTAAGTCGCGGCTGGCATCGGCTACTTCGTCGGGGTCGATGTTTGGGTTATCGGTTGTTTCCATGCGAAACGTTATCCAACTTTCAGAACCGTTTTCGCTTTGTGGTAAGTCTATGTCATTATAACAATTCTTTTCGACATTGCCAGCCTTAGCACCATTGCGGCATAGTTCATACCAATAGTTATCTTTGCCCGCAGCAGTACCAATAAAAAACGCCTCACCTTTATAGTCAGTTAAGGTAGGGCGTGAAACTGTTTTCCAATGATATTCTAATATGTGGCTTGGTATCTTTTGTGTTTCTTCATAGATAACGCGGTGATATTTACGCCCGCGCCCTTTGTCTTTTCGCCCTTCATCGCCGATGGACCACACTTCTAAAACGCCGCCGTTTAAAAACTGCATTATCTTTGAGGTTTCATCTTTATGTTTAATGATTCCGCCTTCTGATATAGTTTTGTAAGTATCTACAATCTTATTCCAGCTTTGCGCAAAATCTTTAAAGTCATCGACAAAGATACCTACAAACTTACCTTCAAACACTGCAGGGCTTATAAGCGGTAAGGCAACCGAAGTAATTAGTTCAGTTTTGCCGAAACGGCGTGCGCAAACTATACAGTTAAACCTGCGCTTATTATTTAAGATACATTGTTGACCTTTGTGCGGCCTGTAAAGCTGTATGTTTATGTTGCGCGGCACTACTTAGCTTCAGGTGGGTATTGAATGTTTATGTTTATGTTTTTGTCATCTTGTGCTTCGCCCTTCGGTTCTACTATGCCATAGTTAAACCCTAACAATAGTTTAGTAATTGCAGGATTTGATTTGCCATCTAAGCCCCTAACTACTTTGTTTGTTAGTATTTTGTGTTTCGCCCGCGCTATAAATACCGAAAATTCAGGCCTTTCGGCGTAATTCAAAAGCGTATCAGCATCGCAATCTAAAAAATCAGCTAAGCCATAGATAGTGTATGGTATTGGGTCTGGCAAATCAATTACTTCATAATAGTCACGTGTTTTTACAACTTCTTTTTTTGTACGTGATTCGCAATAATCAAAATAGGCTTCAATTTTACTTTGCAGTTCTTCGGGCGTTTTAAATAACAATTTTCTACCTGCAATTCCTTTCATATTTTCGTTTTAAGCAACTTTTAATAAGTTTTGATATCTATACACCACTTTAATATAAAAATGTCTTAAAACACGTTTTAAATAAGTTTTAGGACTATATCTATATTATTATTAGTATTATTATTTATATTATTATTATTATTTATATTATTATTGTTAACAGTTGTTACATTAAGTGTAACACATAAAGTATTGATATATAGTACATGTTACACTGTTACGTATGTTACACTATATTCTACATATATGTGAGAATGAACATAAAAAATACACGCATATACGTGTTGAAGTGGTGTAACAAGTGTAACAGCGTAACAAGCTATGATTATCAGCGTTTTATGCGTTACAATTGGTGTAACATGGTGTTAACAAGTAGAAAGAACGTTTTTAGCAGTAGGCTGCCGTAATGGCAAAAGTAAAGGTAATATTTGAAAAATCATAGTATTAGGTAAATAAATTTATAATTTCAATATTTTATTAAAACATGATATATCGAAAATTATACGTTTTTTTGTTTTTGTTAGCTTTTTTTTATCATTGGGTAATGCATTTAAATATTCAAAAAATTGCCAATATATACATTCATCATTTATATCATAAACAATAAAAACTGGTATAATATCTTTTGCTTTGCCAAATTCAATTCTTTTTTGCATTTGATATGGTGGCAATCCATGACCATCAAATGGAAAATTAAAACCTTTAGTAAATTTTTCTTGTGCTTTAATTTCCCCAACATACCATTTTTCTTGATATTCCCAAAGTATATCTAATTGCATGAATTTTATTCCACGCTTAGATAAAAAATCTCTAAAAATACCTTCTCCTATTAAACCTTGTTTAAATTTTTTTATAACATCTTCAGTAAAAATCATATTCTTGTTTTAATTAAATCTACATAATTTTTTTCAATTTCAATTCCCGTACACAATCTATTTGTATTTTTTGATGCTAAAAGTGTACTCCCTCCACCTGCAAATGGTTCAAGAATTAAATCGCCTTCATTAGTGCTTTTTTTAATTAAATATTCAAGTAAATCAATAGGCTTTTCTGTAGGGTGAATCATTTTATTAGGGTCACATCTATTAAATGAAAGTAAATCTTTATCTCTTGTTCCGTTTAAATCTTTCCATTTTTTATTTATTCCAAAATATATAACATCAAAAGATTTTCCATAAGATTTAAGGTCACCCATTCCAATTATTTTTCTATCCCAAATTAGAATATTTTTTAAAGTAAGATATTTTTCAATAATAGGTCTTAAATGTCCTACATAATCAATACTTCCAAATAAATAAAAATGCGCATCTTCTTTTAAATGCTTTACGGATTCTATTAAAACAGATTCAAATAATTCAATAGTATCTTCAATTTTATCATTTGCAATTTTGTTTTTGTCGCTCCATCCGCTTTTGAAATTCATCCCATAAGGTGGGTCACTTAATAAAAGGTCAAATTTAGGACCGTTATAATTTTTAAGAATTTCTATACTATCTCCATGAATTATAATTTGATTTATATTTTCTACTTTTATTTCTTTTTCAAAAATTTGCTTAGATTCTTCAAATTTAACTTTCTTTTCTTCTTTCTTAATATCCTGATAAGCTTGGTTTATTGAAAGTTCACCTGTTGAAAGTTTTTCTTTAATTTCAGGTGCTGCCTTTTGTTCAATTTTTTTAACTTTTGCTATTGTGTCGTGTGATAAGTTAGCAACCTTAGCAACTTCTTTTTTTGTATCAATAGGCTGAATTTCAATTTTTTTAACAGGCTTTTCTTCACTAAATAAATCTAACGCCTTGTCAGATATCTGACAACCCGTGTTAGTTTTTTCAGCTGCAAGTTTTAAATTTTCTTTAGCTTTTTCCCTAAAAATATCTTCAAGTTCTAAGGCTAATTTTGCACGTGTATAATTGCCTATATTACGCCTTCCAAATTGGTTTAATATCATCCAAACTTTAACATCTTGTTCAGACTTAAATTCTTTAGGTTCTAATTTAAACACTAAACACCAATCCTGTGCTATCTTATATCTATTGTGCCCATCAATAATATAACCATTCCAAGTAATAATAGCATCGCGAATACCTTCTTCAATGCAATTTGTTTCAAGCTGTTTGTATTCATCGGGCGTTAGCGGTGGAATCAGCTTTTTAAATTCTTCTTTAATTTTAAGTTCCATAACATATTTTTAAAAAACTAAGCCCCGAAATCAATAGGGCAACCACGACCTATATCATCCAGGGCTTTAAATATCTTTTAGTTCTTTTTGTGGTTGCAGAACGTTCACAAATATAACACTTTTATTTTTCTAATTCATCATTAAACGCTGATTTTTTCAGCAAATCGGTATAATTCATAGAACCTTTACGGCTAACATCGCGGCCAAATATTTTACCAAACTTTTCAGCAGCATCTTTAACGGCGTAAGTTTCGGCGGCGGGTGCAGCTTTTTGCACACCATCGGTTTTAACGGCGTTCCAATCGGTTGCGCCTGCACCTTTATCTGTTTGAATTGGTGCAGCACCTATTCCATCCTGCCACATTGGCTGTCCTGATATAGGGTTTATTACGTGCAGCCTTACAGTTACTACTACTGAATTAGCTACTATCTGTGTTGAGCGTATTTCTACGTTAAAATTGCCAAAGATACGTGTTAGTAAATATTCTATTTTTTCAATAGGAATATATCTGTAATCGCGAATCATTGGATGCTGAACTAACCACTTTGCAGGCGGGTCTTGGTTCAATAATACTGTAAGCGCGTTTTGCTTTAGGCTGTCTTCATTTTCTACTAATAGTTCTTGAAGTGTCGGAAGTTTTGTTAGTTGTGTCATGGTTTGTTATTTTAAATGTTATAAATAAACTTTTGTACCTTTTTGAATTTCTCTGCCACTTTCAATAATAAACAGTTTTGCTTCTTTTAAAGATTTTGCTTTAATCTCTTGTGTGCAAAATGAATCATTAGTGTTTGCTGTGCGTGTCCAAGCTTTGTAAGTTTTCATAATTTAAATTTATTTAGCCCAATTAGGCAATGAAAGAATATGTATTTTATTATCAGTTGTATAGCCGTGAAAATTATTAGTTTCCTTGCATTTTTTTAGCGTTTCAATATCGGCTAAATATTCCTGGCGCCCGCGTTCGATAGCTTCGGGGTCAAGTTCATAAAGTTCGACATTAAACGGCGCTTCTTTTTCAACAGCAATAAATATAAAGCGTTCGGCCTTTGTTAAGTCCATATAAAACGCAGCTTGCACGTGATAGCGATAATTCCAAACAGATTTTGCAAATTCGTTAGGTGCTGAATTAGTTGTTGTTTTAAGGTCGATGCAAACGTTATACTTTGTATTTAAAAAATCTACTTTGCACTTTGCGTCAAGGTCTGCAATTTTACCAAATATAGGCAATTCCGCTTGGCCTTGTTCTAATAATATTGCCGCCTTCGGATGTGCTAAAACAGCGTTTCTAATGTTTAGGGCTAATTCGTAATCTTTAAGCGATACAAATAATTCTTTGTCTTCTGATTCTGCCATAAAAGATTCATAAATTGCTTTACCTTCTTTGGTGCGGCGGTCGCATTCTGGCATAACGGCGTAATTATTCTGGTTAAATACAACACTATGAACTAAACTGCCTAAGTTCATGGCTGATGTTGGCGCCTGTTTTTCGCCTTCAATATAGGCTTTATAGTGTGCGGGTGACTTATGTACTAAGTCTAAAAGTGATTTACTGATGTACTCAGTTTTTGAGTGATACTGTTGGTTTGTCATAAATTTTAAAAATATTTTATTAAATAATAGCACAAATTTAAAAAGGTTTTTTAACTTTGCAACACAATTGAACGAAAAAATAAAAAATATTATGAAAACATTTGAACAGCTATCTATTAGATGCGACATTTTAGGCATCAGTATTTCGGAACTATGCAGGCGTGCCGATGTAGGGCGGCAAACAGTTGAATACTGGTCTAAGGTAGAACCGCAAACATTGACTATTTATTTTAAACTTATGAATGCTTTAAATCAAATCGAAAATGAACACAATACAGCTACGTCCATATCAATCGAAAAGCGTAAGCGACATAAGAGAGAGTTATAAAAGTGGTAACAAAAAAGTTCTATTCGTGTTACCAACGGGCGGAGGCAAAACTGAAACATTTATTTATATGGCAATGGAATCAATTGCAAAAGGTAAGCGCGTTTATTTCTTAGTGCACAAAAAAAACCTTGTAAATCAAATTTCTGAACGTTGCAGGCGATACGGTTTAAAGCATGGATTTATAGCAGGCAATAGACCGAAACAGTATTATTTACCAGCGCAAGTATGCAGCGTTCAAAGTTTAAAGAATAGGCTTAATGAAGTTCCGCAACCCGACCTACTAATTATTGATGAAGCGCACCACGCAAACGCGGGAACATGGAAGGATATTTTGGATTTTTACGCGGATTCTGTTTATGTTTTGGGTGTTACTGCTACACCGTGGCGCGGCGATGGTCAAGGCTTAGGCGATGTGTTTAGTGATTTAGTTTTAGGGCCGTTACCTGCTGAGTTGGTTAAGATTGGTAACCTAGTGATGCCTGAATATTACAACTTCAAACCCTTGGCTAATTTTACTAAGATTAAAAAAGATAAAAACGGCGAATACAAAGCTGATGACCTATTTAAAGAAATGGACAAACCAGCGATAACAGGCAATGCTGTTGAAGAATACAAACGTTTAGCAGCGGGCGAACCTGCAATATATTCATGCGTAAATATTAAGCATGCGGATAACGTTGCAGCGGCATTTAATGAAGCAGGTTTTAAGGCAGTTTCTATAAATGGAACTTTTGATGAAAATGAAGTTAAAAATATTATATCGCGGTTCGCGATTCGCGATATTCAGATTCTAACGTTTTGCGACCTTATAAGCGAAGGCACAGATATACCAGCTGTTAGCGTTGTAGGCATGTTACGCCGCACAATGTCGCTAAGTTTATATTTACAGATAGTAGGGCGTGGATTAAGACCTATGGAAGGCAAAGAACGCTGTTTAATTTTAGACCACGTTGGCAATCAAAAACTACACGGGCATCCACTAATGACACGGGAATGGACATTGGAAGGGATGCAAAAGCGAAAACGAAAAGATACCGATGAACAGATTGATAATGAATACAAAGATTGTACAGAATGCTTTAGGACTTATGAAAAAACACACGCTGCATGTCCTTACTGCGGTTTTGTTGAGCCTATAAAGGTAAATGAAATTGAACAGGTTGCAGGCGTTGCCGTAAAAGATGAAACAACATTAGATGAACTATTGAAAGCGAAAAAAAGCGAACAAGGTAGAAGTAGAACGTTATCGGATTTATGGGAATTGAAAAACAAACGCGGGCACAAAGACAATTGGGTTTATTACATTTTCGAAAGCCGTATTTTAAAAGAAAATGGCAGTATAAATTGGATAAATAAAAAGTACGGCTTAGATGCTACGAATCAGAATGATTTAAAAGCAGCCGCCAAAAGGGCATGGAATAATTTTTTAAGAAGTAAAAAGAAGTATTTATGAAATGGAAACCACACGAAATAGAACTATTAAAACAGCATTATTCAGATTCAACTATTCACGAACTCATGCAGATGCTAAATAAAACTTCGGGTGCAATTTACAACCAGGCATATTTTAATAAGTTAAAAAAATCTGTAGAATATGAAGAAAATCGCCGATTGCAAGATATTGAAAACTTAAAAAAAAATACTTTAACACGATTTAAAAAAGGGCAAACACCTTGGAACAAAAATGTAAAAGGCTACATGAGTGAGAATGCAACAAGTTTCAAAAAAGGGCAACTTCCGCACAACACACGAAGCGAAGGCGAAACGCGAAAAGACAAAGATGGATTTGTATTAGTAAAGATAGCGCATAGAAAATGGATTAGAAAGCATAGGATAATTTGGGAACAATCAAATGGTGAAATACCTAAAGGCTATGTAATAAGAATAAAAGATGGAAACAAAGAAAACTATTCTTTAGATAATATGGAACTAATAACGCGAGCCGATAATATGCTATTAAATACCGTCCATAGATTCCCAACTGAGTTAAAACAAACAATCAAATTATTAAAAAAACTTAAAAAGAAAATCAATGAGAAACAAGATTCAAGACCTAAGAAACATGCTATTTGAACAAATGGAACGCTTAATGGATGATGAAGCGGATTTGGCAGTAGAAACACAACGTGCCGAAGCCGTTGCACAAATTGCAAATGTTTTAGTGCATTCAGCAAAAGTTGAAGTAGATTTTTTGCGCATGGTTGGCGCTGAAGGTAGCGGAACGGGTTTTATTCCTATGGACACACAAAAACAAATATTATGATAGGAAACAGCGTATTATATAAAGACTATGATGGTCAAATAATAAAAGGAATTATAAGATACATAGGTTTTCAAAATAAAACAAAAACGATAACTTGGTATAGTGTTGATTTTGGCTATAAACAGTTTTTAGTTCCTGAAAATGAAATAACATTTATAAACAACCAATTAACATTATTCTAATGAAATTTATATTTTTTTTTGCAGTACTACTTACAGCCTGCAAATCCGAACCCGAAGTAATCATTAAAACCATTTACATAACACGCGACACTTGCGATACTGACAGCGATTTTATAAATGCTATTGGGCATATTGAAACGCTAAACACAGATAGCTTAATAGGTGATAGCGGCAAGGCTTATGGCAGGTATCAGATGCACGCAGTTTGCGTAACAGGTTCGGGACTTGAAAACCTGCTAAATTATCAGCACAAAGATATGTTTGATTCAGTAAAATCTGAACGCGTATTTTGGGCAACTATGGGCGTTCATTGTTACACTTACGCACAAAAATACGGTAAATATCCTAATTTAGGTGAACTTGCGCGTATGTGGAACGGCGGCCCGAATGGACATGAAAAACAAAGTACATTAAATTACCTTAAAAAATTTGAACAATGCCAAAGAAAAAATTAACAGATTACGAAATTCTTTTAGAAATTTACAGACGCGTTTATGCTGTTAGCGAACCGCCAGCTGATTTCGATGAACTTGTAGCAAATGCCGAAATAAACGACCGCGGCGAAAAAGTTATAAAGTTTTTGGAATACCAATGTGAGCACGATGTAATGGAAAACATTTTGCAGGAAACAATAGCAAAGTATAAAATTAAAGGTTACAGGGCTAAAGCATTCCAATTTAGTTTTTGGCTTGGTTGTTCACCTAAAACAAAGAAAGTATGAGCGGCGGCACATTTGGCTATTCACAATATAGCATAAAAGAAATTTACGAAACAATAGAATTACATTTAGAAATTCAAGGCACAGAAACAGAATATGGTGGCGAATACCCAATTTTTGAACAACAGGTAGCAAAACATTTAGAAGATGCTTTAAAATGCCTTAAAAAGGCTTATGTTTATGCGCAACGTGTTGATTGGTTTTTAGCAGGTGATGATGGCAATGAAAATTTTATTAGGCGATTAAATGAAGAATTAAACGAATTATGAAAGAACAAAACCTTTATAAAGCCTTGCAAGCTAAACATAGTAAACACGGCATTTTATTTCGAAATAATACGGGCACAGCATTTCAGGGCAAACGGGCGGTTATAAACAGCCGCCCTATTATAACTGAGCCACGGCAAATAACATTTGGGCTTTGCGTTGGTAGTTCTGATTTAATTGGTTGGACTGAAAAAATTATAACTAAAGACATGATAGGACAAAAAATTGCTATATTTACAGCCCTTGAAGTTAAAAACCTTAGCGGAAAAGCTACAAAAGAACAAATTAATTTTATTAAACAAGTCAGAAAATCGGGCGGCATAGGTGATATTTTGCGCTGGGTAGATGAAGACTTTAAAGCTGATGAAATATGACCAACGAAGCGGAAAACTTACTATCAGAACTTAAAGATGAAGCATTAAAAATGGATGCTTATATCAAAGATGATACTAAGCGCCAAAATTACAGGCAATTAAAAGAACGGCAACTTTTGACCCTGCAAAATATTATTATTGCACTTGAAGAAAAAGAACAAAGCATTTTTGAAAAGTCTATAACGTTTCCACACTCGAAAGACTTAGAACAGGTAATTTTAGGTGCTATTTTAGTAGATAACAATGCCCGCGATAAAGTTAATTTTTTAAGTCCTGAACATTTTTATTTTGACAATCACAAACTTATTTTTGAACTTTGCCAATCGGTCGAAATAGTAGATATAATTACCGTTGCTGAAAAATTAAAATACCGTTGCGGTGGCCCTGCTTATTTATCTGAATTAACCAACCGTGTAGGTAGTTCGGCAAATTTAGAATACCATGCCAGGATACTAATTCAAAAGCATGTACAACGCGAACTAATAAAAACATCTGTAGAAATGATAAATACTATAATGGCTGATACTGAAGATGTATTTGAAACGGTGCGCGGGTTAATGCAAAATATTAAAAAATTTAATGTAGGCAAACAAATCATAAGACAATGAAACAGGACAAACCAATAGACTGGGAACAAAAACCGAAACAAACTGCAAAGAAACCTAAAGCGGAACGCGCAACAGCAGTAGCACCTGAAACAGATAAAAAAGGTTTTATAGGTGGATATTTTAGGCCGCTTGGTTGGGGCATTGAAGACGGGCAAATGCTTTATTATTTTTACATTCGTTCTACAATGTCGATAGTAAAGTATAAAGCTGCTGCAATAAACAAGGCTAATTTATTGAGCATAGCGCCTTTAGAATTTTGGCTTTTGTCATTTCCGAACCGTGATAGTAGTAATTACGATGTAACAACGGCGGCGGATTATCTTATAAATTTTTGCAATCATGTAGGATTTTACAATACTGAAAACATACGCGGGCGCGGAGCATGGCAAGAAAAGAACGGCGTTGTATTTCATGCAGGGCAACAGCTTATACAGGATAAAAAGCGCTACAATTTAGGCGGCTTAGATACTAAATATAGTTATGTTTATAACAAGGCTATTGATATGCCTATTGAAGCGCCGTTAATAGCTACTGAGGCGGGAATGCTGCCAAAAATTCTTAACAAGCTAAATTGGCAAACTAAAGCGGATGCAATCTTTTTATCGGGTTGGTTAGCCTTAGCACCGATTAGTGGTATCTTAAAATGGCGTCCTCATATTTGGATAACAGGACCGCGCGGCAATGGCAAATCATGGGTTTTAGAAAATATTGTAAATGAAATTATAGGTAACATTGCAGTAAGTGTACAGGGCACGGCGGCAACAGAACCAGCGGTTAGGCAAAAACTAAATAGCGATGCATTACCTGTTACAATTGATGAGGGCGAAGGTAATGATGAACGTGCGGCACAACGTATGCAAGAAATTATAGGTTTAGCAAGGGCGGCAAGTTCTGAAAAATCGCCCGCAATTGCTAAAGGTGGCAAAGATGGAAAAGCTATTGATTATTTTGTGCGAAGCTGTTTTTTATTCGTATCAATAAACCCGCAGTTAGTTAATGATTCTGATAAACGTCGTTTTTGTGTTTTGGAACTTAAGAAATTAGCAGACCCGAAGCAATTTAATGAAGTTGAAAAGCTAAAGAATAAAATAATTTTTGAAGACTTCGGACCACGTTTTCAGGCGCGAATGTTAAACTTAGCAGATAACATTCAAAAAAGCATAAAGCTATTCACTCACGCTGTATCACTTATTACTGAAGATAGGGCAGTAGGTGACCAGTTCGGTGCGCTTATGGGCGGTTGGTGGCATACGCTGCACGATGACCCCGTTACGCCCGAAATAGCACTTGAAGAAGCGGCTACTATTTTGGACATGCGTAATTATGAAGAAGACAAAGAAGATTTGACCGATGAACAAAGATGTTTGCAACAGATTATAAGTCAGGAAATACGCATTGAAGCGGAAAACTATGTAGGTACAAAAACCGTTGGCGAACTTGTAGAATGCGCGCATAATTATCAGCCAAGTGTTAGACCATCGCAAGCTGAGGCAAACGAAAGGTTAATGCGTTTAGGTATTCGCGTCATTGGTGACGACCTATTGATTCTAAATACTTCGGTTTTTGTAAAAAAAGTTTTAAATAATACGCCTTGGCAAATATCATGGAATACTATTCTTTTAAGGCTGAAAGGTGCATCACGGCGAAGTAACACACGTTTTGCGGCTGGCATGTCGGGGCGTTGCGTTTCAATAAATTTAAAAAATTTATAAAAGTTTTTATAAAAAAGCTTGGAAATATAAAAAAGGGTTGTAATTTTACATCCAGATACAACGAACGAATTATTAAAAACTTCAAAAAATTAAGATTATGAAAGCTATTATTGAAATCAATTTATTAGGACTTAAAGGCACAATGTTAAAAGTTGAAAAGTTTGAAAATGGTTTATATTATATAAATGTTCCATTTTTAAATGATTTTATTACACTTACATTTTTACCAAACCAAATTACAATATTTAATTAACCACCGCCACGGGGAGCAGCATCCGACCAACTGCAATTAACATTTTAAAACTTCAAATTATGCCACAGTTTAATATTCACTCACCAAAAACACAATCAGATATGAAAGCTATTCGTCAGCAATCAATGAAAGCTATTTTGCCAATTGGCTTAATATCTGAAAATCATAATTTTGCTTATGGTTATAATGGCGAAAACTATTATGTAACTGAGTCTGCTTTTTCTTACCTTGTAACCCGTATGCAATTAGCTTTTGAAGAAGCTAAACAGCTTTTTAATGCTTTGACATTTGCGGAAGCAACTGAGCCAAAAGCAAGTGATATAAATAACTTGATTAAGTCTTCAAGAAAAGAAGGTTTATCTGGCGATAATCTTTTTTGGTTTTACGTCGATGGGTTATCTAAATAATAAATTCAAGTGTTCTAACTGGAGAAGATATCCGAAGGCAACGGAGGACAATATAAGTTCAAATCTTATCTTGAAATTATCGGGGAGCAGTATCCGACCAACTGCAAATATTTAAACTTCAAAACTAACTAACAATGGAACTAAAAATGTATTTAGCTTATGATGGTACTTTAATGATACATCAAGTTAATGAAGCGGGCAAAGATTTATTTTTTCAAGTCGATATTAAACGTGGTTACAATACCAACGAATCAGACTTGGATAACCACGAAGATGAATCCGACTACTTCAAAGCCTTAAAAAATGCTATTGCAGACAAATTTAAATTAGAAAAAGAATCATGAAACTTCAAACGCAAATAACAGAATACGATAATGATAACAACGCTTATATCATTGAAATTACAGCCGAATATGTAGATTTTGAACGCGGGGAACGTGACAGCTTTGGCGTGCCTTTAGAACCTGATTTTGACGCACATTTTATTATTGAAGATATTTACATTGGCGATAAGAATTATTCCTTACATGAACTTGCAGCCCTATTAGATTATTCATTTAACTATGTAAGTGAAATGATACAGGATGCCTTAGCCGATAAGTTAGAATCTGATTACGAACTATACAACGAACTACAATATGAAAACAATTATTATTAGTGCCTTAATTGGCATTTTATTCGGCTTAACAGCTGGTTTAACACTTGAAAAATTATATCTTATGTTAGCATTTGCATTTATAGGCGGTACATGCCTTGGAATTGGTTTAATTTTGTTAATTGATAAAAAGAAATGAAACCTACAAGCCCTCTACTTAGCGCTGAGTATGGAACGAAGATAATACGAATCAGTATTCCAAATCGTATGTTGGCACTGTTAGCGTTCAGGGGATAATATAAAAACGCATTTTTTAAACTAAACTACTAAACTATGAAAATTAAAAAAGGTAATATATTTCACATTGAATATTCAGAATGGGTTTCACTTGAAGATGAAAATAACCTTGGATTTACTTGTAAATGCACTTTTACTGCAAACACAGGATTTAAAATTGGAGATTTATATTATCTTAATAGCAGAATGTTTAATTTAAAAGTAGGTAAACATCCTAAAAACAACACACTATGAAAACAATACTTTTAATCTTAGCAGTAATATTATTTACATCGGGAACTTTTCCCGCGCTAAAAAAACAGCCTGCACCAAAACACATAGATAGCTACATAAAACGCTTTTTAAAGACAGCACAAAATGAAGCGAAGCTATTTAACATTCCTGTAAGCATAACGCTTGCACAGGGCATTATAGAAAGCAATGCAGGGCGCTCAGGACTAAGCCTAAAGCATAACAACCACTTCGGTATAAAATGGAATCGCAGGGGCAAATATGCAGTTTATAAAGATGACACGCCACGCGATAAGTTTCAAGTCTATAAATCGGCGTGGTGGTCATATCGTGCGCATAGTAAGCTATTGGTATCAAAAAGATATAAACATCTCACACGGCTAAATAGATTGAATTATAAAGCATGGGCGCACGGTTTAAAAAAGTGCGGTTATGCAACTGAAAAAAAATATGCTGAAATACTAATTTCTGTAATAGAAAAATACGACCTTTGGCTTTATGATTTCCCGATTTTTCCATGACAAAATAGAAGGCGATGAGTGGTATGTAGTTGAGCAGTTGCCAATGGGTAACTATAAAGCTATTTGCACGCGTGCAACTAAAGTCTATAAATTAGGCTGCATTAGAAACTTTTTTTTTGACGATTATGAAATATGGACTAAGGGTAAATTAAAACCTAATAATCATTCTTTAACACTTAAAACAAAATACAATGGTCAACCGCGTAACACTAATCGGCAGGGTAGGAAAAGAACCTGAGCAAAAAACATTTGGCGAAAAGACATTAACAAAATTTAGCTTTGCAACATCTGAAAGTAGCAAAGACAAAAACGGCGAATGGCAGGAAAAAACACAATGGCATCAAGTTAGCTATTGGAATAATATTACAATTGAAAAGGGCGATATGTTATTCATTGAAGGTAAAGTAGAATACCGTGAGCATGAAGGCAAATATTATACTGATATTATCGCTTCGTATTGCAGAAAAATAAACACTGGTCAAAAAGCCACGCCCGTAGAAGTTGAAGTCATAAGCAATTCAGTAAAAAATAATGATGCTGATTTGCCCTTTTAACTTGTAAATATTAAATAATTATCTTATTTTTATTTTAGTTTTCATTAGTCTTTTGGTTTGGGCCGCCTGTTTTTGAAGTTCAGGCGGTTTTTTTTAAAAAATAAGATATGTATTTTACCTTTGAACAAGCGATGCAATTGATAAAGCCAAACGGCGCAAAAAATGCTAACTATGCTGCAACGCGAATAAGACAATTGATAAATTTTGGATATTTAACCGAGGGTAAGCCCGAAATATTTGTAAAGCATTTTGATTCCTACATAAGTTTAGGCAATATAAAAACCGAAGGCTTAGTCAATGCTGAATCAGTTTATAATTACATTCAGCATCGCAGCGATTTAAAGCAAAAGTTAGGTAAAATTCCAAAACAAAACAGACAAGTTAAGGCGATATTTTCAGATGAAACATATAGCACTTTTATGTCAATTGATGCTGCATGTATATTTTTTGGAATTTCAAGACCTAAAATAATGCAAAGCATAAAGAAAAATAAAGCCATTGAAGTTCCGATACGAACAACTGTTAAAAATGACATAGACAGCGAAATAAAAACAGAATTGGTAAGGTTTATTTAGTCAGGTGGTGAAATGGTAAACACAAAAGACAAAGAAATTGAATTACTAAAACATAAAATTATTAAACTTAATGCTAACACTAAATTCTAATTCTTTAGCCGTTGTAAGGCTACAAATGCAATTAAGACAGCTTGACTTCTATGCTGGTTTAATTGATGGATTCTATGATGAAACAATGCGAAATGATGTTATAGAATTTCAAAAACATTATAACTTAGTTCCCGATGGGATTGCAGGGCCTAAAACGTTAACAGTTGCAAATACTGTTTGCGCTGATGGATTCCATACTTTGTTTTTGCATTGTTCTGCTGGCCCTGAATTTCGCGATGCTAAAGCTGAACAAATAATAGCTATGCACACGTTACCCGTTTCAAAAGGCGGGCGCGGTTGGTCTAAGCCTGGTTATGCTGATGTTATTGAAACAAGCGGCAAACTTGTTAACATTTGGAAATACAATGAAGATAATCTTATAAACGAATGGGAACAAACATGGGGCGTATTAGGCACAACTTTACTAAATAGAAATGCCCGCCACGTTTGTTATATCGGTGGCATGACTGCTGACATGCGAATGCCTAAAGATACGCGCACGGCAGGGCAATTACTTACAATGTATAATTACGTTCATGATATTGTAAAGCATAACCCAAAAATAATTATTGCAGGGCATAACCAAGTGCAAAACAAAGCTTGTCCGAGTTTTGACGTTCCTAAATATTTGGAATCTATTAAAATACCTGCTTTTAACATTGCTAACTGGTCAAGCAAACTAAAGATATGACACAAACAGAAAAACACCGATTAAGGCGAATTTTGGAATACAAAAAAGGCTATTGTGACGCG